TCTTCATTTACATATTTATTGGCTAAATTTGCATTATTAAGAATACTTAATGATTGTCCTAAACCTAATTGACCTTTATCTGTATCTATATTGTAACCTCGTTTTGCTAATTCACTTATAATAAAATTTCTTCTCATTTCGTTTTGTTTACCAAATAATAATTGAAATTGTGTAGGCATAAAGTTACCACCAATAGAAGTATCATAAGGTTTACCTTTTAACCAACCATCATTAAGATAATCTAATAATTCAGCATCTCCTAATTTTTTCATTTCTTCTATAGAAAAATAAGGTCTTTCTTCAATATCTTCTCTATCTCTATTTTGTTCTTGTGCAGGTTCAGAATAACCTACAAAACGACAAGATTTTAAAACTTCATCATACACATACCCTTCTTCACAATTTGGTATTCCCTCACTATCATTTACAGGAGGTTTATAAGTATCTACAGGGTACATATCTGTATCATTAGCGTAGAAACCTTCAGGGGAATAAGGATTACGAAAAACATTGTTTGCGTTCATGTCAGCAGGTTCAAAAGGTGTATCTGCTGTAATATTTTTATTCAAATATCCTTGAATTAAATTTGTTGCATCAGTTCCTTGAAAAAAAGGTGTAAAAGCCATTATTGTAACCTTCCATCATTTAAAGCTGAGTCAATAATTTTTGTATTAAGTTCTTGTTTTTTTATTTGTTTTGTATCTTCTTCTTTAATTATGTCTGTAGCTAATTTTTGTTGATCTAAATTCATTTTTTCAGTTTTATAAATTTCATCTGATTGTTGTTTTCTTGCTTTTAATTGTAATTCAGCTTGATTTTTTTGCTGACGCATTTGTAATTCTTTTTGTGCTAACATTATAGCAGGATCAGGCTGAGGAGGTCTAGGAGGTGGAGGTGGAGTATTAGCAGGGTTGTTAAAAAATTGACTTGCGTCTTTGTAACCTGCGTTTTCCAAATACTTTTCTAATGTGTTGTATATTTTTTGTGGATCTACAATACCCATACCCCCTGTACCAATAAGTTTTTCTTGTACACCTAATACTCTTGTTAGAACTTCTAATCGTTGATCTTGTGAACCACTACCAAGTCCTACTTGTACTGTTGCATTGTATCTATCAACCCATTCTCTAGGGTTCATGTTGACAAATTTACCTCTAAGTTGAATAATACGATCTTGGTCTTGATGTTTACATACCAAAGTAAGTAAACCTTGAAACATTCTTTTTACGCCTTCAGAGAAGTTTCTAGCAATTAATTCTATACGCTGTGTAGAGGCGTTCATCATTACATTTGTTGATGTAGCTGTTGTATGTGATTTATTTATTGCATCTGCATCTAAACCCATTTGTACTTTTGTTACACCTGATCGTTGTTCTTTAATAGAATCAATTTTATCTATCATAGCAAGACCTTCTTGCATAAAGTTTGGTGTAGCCATAGGAGTAACTGCTCCAGGAGATTTAACTCTCACTATTCCACCTGCTCTTGATGTTAATAAATCATCTATGTTTGCTTGACCATCTACAACAACTGTACGAGAATTATTTTGCATATAAGCATTGGTTAATATTTGGCGAAGTAATGTTGTTTTTACTTCTTGTATATCACCAATTAAATCATACATGGAAAGACCATAAAATTTATGTGGCATAGGTACTGGTGTTACCATAGCAAAAGGTATTTGCTCTATTTCTTCGTTTTCTAAAATATGATATGCGTTAGCACCACTTCCACCCACCACTACATGACGAAGTTCTGCAATCCCATCATTATCGTAATCACACTTCATATAACAATCTACAACTTGCACTACTGTTAAAGCAGGATCTATGTTTTGATATTCTTGCGACATATCAGAATCATCATAGTTCTTTCTTGTTTCTGCTTCGTTATTGTAAATAAATTCATCAGCAGGAGGAAGTTCATTGATAATTTTCTTATCAAATCCCATGTTAATTAATTCAGATCGTGTTTTAAAAACTCTTTGACCAATAAAATTGCAATCGTCTAAACTTGTTGCTGTGGAAGTTACTAAAATACTTTCTGGTGGTACATTTTCTATAACCACCCTACCATAATCTTTAACTCTTTTAACTTTTACATTGTAAGTAGCTTCATCAATATCAATATTGTCTAAATCAATTTCTGTATCAGTATTTTCTACCTCTACAATTTCAACTTCAGGATCAGATATAAGTGATTGGTATTCTGGTTCTGTTAAGTTTTCGTAAGATTCTTTTTTTTGCTCTTTAGATGTTTTCCAATAGTATTTAACAAATCCATTTTTAGAAATAAGAGCATCTTTAAACAAAGTATGCAGTATAGAATACCCATTATTATCAACATTGAAAATATGATTAATATAATCACCAGATTGTTCAGCATATTCCACATCTTCAGGCCCATTAGGTGAAAAACGAACAATACTCTCCCCTTGTGTAAATATACGCATCATGCTTGGTAGTATTGCTTCTACTACTTCCAACATATCTTGTGATCTCACTTGGGATTGTCCTTCTATCTCGTTACCAAGAGGCTCTCCTAAGTAATATTTAAGGGCATTTCTGCGTTGTTCGGTTAAATTACTCCCATAAAATCCTACAGAGTTTGTGATCTCCTGTGAGATTAAAGAGAGTAAGCGTTGTTTCGTTAATTTCATTTATACTAATCCTAATTTTGGGTAATTAATTTGTGTATTCCAGTTTTTTGTTTCTTGTAAACCTGTGCAAAGATACCTGAAAGCATCTGCACTATGCGAAGTCCAGTTATGATCTGGTCTATTTTTCGTTACACCTCTATCATCTACTGCCCATCTGTACTGTCTAAGAGCATCTAGGCCTTCTTTTGTCTTTTCAAAGTCAAAATAACATCTAACAAGCGTCATACGAACAGCATTTATGCCATCTTCTACACTCATCTTTGGCACAATACTTGTCACCAGGCCTAAAGATTGTGCTATTTCTACTCTTGATTTGCCTGTGCCAATTTCTCGTACATTAGCATCATGAGGTAAGTAGTGTGTGTTATAGACATAGCCTCTATCATCTAATATATTCGCATAATATTCTAGTGACTCACCACTATCTTCAAAGTAATCTATTAAATGTATGGCTGTTCCTTTTTGTTGAACAAACCAAATAGCTGTTTTATCTTTCATACCTAGATCCCAAAAGGTATCAACCTTGATTGTAGGATCATAAGGTACTTTTGTTATTCTATTATCATCATCAGCTTTATTTAAACCTAAGGCGTAAATACTGCCAATAGCATTACTTTCAAAAGAACATTCATACTCTGCCTCATATATTTCAGGAGGCATCATTTTTTTTGCTTCAGCTAATTCTTCTTCTTTAACAACTTTGGTTTCACTTGCTTTAAATAATCTTGTAAACCACTTCTCATCATGTACGCCATGTTGATATAAGTCAAAGAACGCATTGTGTCCTTGTGGAGTACCAATCGCTATCATAAAACCTTCCCTGTCCGATAGGGCAGGTCTAATTACTTCAGTCCACATCTTCGGTGGCATTTGGGCCACCTCATCAAGAACTACCCCATCTATATATAAACCCTTTAGGGTTTGAGGTCGTTCACAACCTAGTAGCTGTATTCTTCCCCCATTAGGAAGTTCTGCTCTTAGTTCTGTTTCATGAAAATCCATGTTTGGAAGTACGCTTGTGTAGTGTTTTAAATAATCCCACGCTATCCTTTTTGCCATACTGTAAGTAGGAGCAATATAATAATAGCGTGGTCTTGGGAGGGTACATTGAAGGCATTTCTTAATGAGTTCATTTATGGTTAGAACTGTTTTCCCAAATCGCCTATGGCAGACTAGGACATTAAAGCGTTGTAAGTTTTCGTGTACTTCTTGTTGTAGTTTTCTAGGTTTGTAAGGGATTACTATTTTGTTCATTAAACATCTTTCTTCTCTCCCTTAATAAAATCTTTCATTCTTGCCACATCAGTATTCTTAACAAGGTTATTGCCCACCTTATTAGGATAGACAGTTCTCTCGTTTAAATTCTTAACCAAATCAGAGAAGTCTAATAATTTTACTTTTACTTTTTTCTTTTTCATAAAACCTTTAAGAAGTAGTCCCCCAGTTGTAATGGGTAGTATAATTATAATTATTATAACGAAGGGGGTTATTAAATATTATTATTATTAAAATTTATATAAAATTATCTCTTACGATAACTTTTATTATTGTAACAGATATAAATGATTGATTTTATTATATTATTATTAATTATGTTTAATTATTTATTTATTTATAGCTTAATTAATAAAAAAAGAATTGTTTTAAGGGAATGTTAAAAGAAATTTTCTCTTTTTTATATTATTAATTATATATTTTAATTCCAATATCTTAGAACCTGGTATATATCTTTAATAAAGTCAAGTATAGCAATAAAAACTGTCTTAATTAGTTTATAACTTGCTAATACTAGATCTATTAGTTTATTTTTTATTATTGTTATCATGTTATCTTTCTATATGTGCTTATGAGTAAGTTTAAGCATTGTTTCGTTAATGTTTGGTTAAATTTAAGGTTTAATTGGCCAGGATTGGTTTAGGCATAAAAAAAGGCCTATTAAGGCCCTTTTCTTTTAATTATGTGTTTATTTATATAATATTATTAAAATCTATTATTGGTGCTTGATCGTGTTCTATAATAGCTTTTTTTTGATTATTATTTGGAAAAACAGTAAGTTTTTTTTCATAATTTTGTAAATCTTTTAAAGCTTGAATATATTCTTTTCTTGTAAAGTTAGGAAATTGAACAGTTAAATTTTCAGATACTTTTTTAAGTATTTCCTCCATTTGGTTCTGTGATAATCTTCTAATATTTTTTGTCATTTTACTCACTTTCATTATTAATTATAAATAATGAATATCATGGCTATATATATAGTCAATACCTAAAATACCTTTTTTTCTATTATTATGCTTTTTTTTCTTGTTTTGTCATTTTACTTAGTTTATAACAAATCTTGAAAGCGAGGTCTGTTATGGAAACAGTAAAAAAAGAAAAGACTTGTAAAGAGTTAGTTCATCAAAAGTTTGATGATATTGAACAATCTTACATTGAGGCTTTTAAATATTATGATTTAGATGAAGAACAAAGATATACGCCAGAAGATGAAAGTTTAACTTCTTATGATGATATATTTGAATATTGCAACAATACCGGTTTAAGTTGGGATTTTGTTGAAAGAGAAACTTTTGAAGGTCAAACAAGGCCTTATTTTAGGTTTCAATTATCTTGGGGAGGCCCTTCAGATGAATTTAGAATTTATGTAAATTACGATCAATCTATAGACTACATAGAATATTGGTACATGGATTGGTTTGATGGTGCGTCTGTTGATGTGCCTTATAATTCTAAAAGTTATGAAGTTTGCTCAATGTTTCTTGATTGTGAAGATAAGAAAGACCCTTCAGAATTAATTGAATTAGAAGAAGATAGCGAGGAAGAAGATGAATAAATATTTTCTTCTTTCTATCATGTTGTTTAATATTGTTTGTTTGTTTGTTCCTTATTGGGTTAGCTTATGAATATTAATACACAAATAGAGTTTGGTGGTTTTTATAATTCTATTCATTCAGATAATATTGATTGTTTTATTGATAATGAAGTTGAATATGAAAATTTAAACATTGATAAAATTGATTATAAAAAAACTTATCAAAATTATATTAATGATTATGTAAATGAATTAGAAAATTATATTTTACATGAATATAATATTGAAATAGATTTTAAAAATATTAGCTTGAATAGTCCTAAATATTATAACTATTCAACTGATGTCATTAAAACTAATGTTTTATTTACTCAAATTTTAAATCTTAATAATAAATTATTACAATCAGATCAATTTAATAAATATTTAAAAGATAATACAAAGTCATATGATGGCTTTATGTCTTTTTATACTTATGATGATGCAAAAAGTAATAAGGATAATATTCTTATTCAATATGTACTAAGATATATATGTGATGATTTAAACAATAATTTAGATGTAGAAATTGACATTTTTTTAAATGATTAGTTTTAAATCTATTAAGCGAGTAGA